AATTCTTTAATGAAAGTGAAGTTAATGTTATTGCAACCTATACTGCATCATTAATTCCTGATTTTGTGGATTTAATTGGAAATAACCTTTTCGTAGAAAAAGTTGTTAATGCAGACACTGCATCTACTGGATTATTTGTAACTGTTAATGAGGACCTCTTTAGTGGAGACTTTTTAATTGACGGTGTTGCTGGTGGTATTGATCTGATTGGACACAACCTTGAATATACTCAAGCTACTTCAATCCAGGATGATGTTAATTTCTTATCATACAGTGGAGCTATTGTTTCTGATTTAAGTTATAACAGGGCTGCAACTATACCTAATGTTATTACACAATCTACTGGAACTGTAATTTCTGCAGCAACTGTTACTAGTGGAGATATTCAAATCCAAGTACAAGGAACTGCAGGTGATTCATTCTTTGATGCATTTGCTAATATGACTGCAAATAGTTCAACTGTTGTAGGTACCTATATCTTTGATTCTGTTATTTCAAAATATGTTCCTGTAATATCTCACCAAGTTGTTGGAAATACAGTTACATTATTGTTATCATCTGTTGGTGGAGTTACTGATACTGACTTCCCTACTTCTGGTGCAACATATACCTATATTAATGAAAGTGACTTTGGGTTTGTTGCTGATGAACTTCCGCTAGCTAATCCAACTGCAGGTATTATCGGTTCTTATGGATCTATGTTATATAGCCAATTTGCTAACGGTACACTTACTGATGGTGATGAAGCAGTATACTTAGATAGTGGAACCCAATATACTTCATACTTAGTATTTAATGCTGTTGATTATGGCTTTATTCACGTAGGAACTCCAACAACTGCTGTTGATACTGTTGCAATATCTGACCCGGCATATAGCTTACCTTCTGTTCAGGTTCTTGCTTACCAGGAAGATGCATTTAATACTTTAACCCCACACTCACAATTTACTTTAGATGGTGCAGGTGTTTTCTTAAACTCTGATGCTGTTGCATACGGGGCAAACGTTTTTGGAATTCAAACACTAAAAGGTGCAAATAACCTTTCAATTGATATCTTGGCTGATTCGTTAACCGAAACTGCTCTTAGACCTAATCAAATATTAATTGATGCTGCTAATCCTGATGCTGCTGATGTAGTTGTAGGAAATTACTTAGTACACTTTGAAGGTGATGTTAATACTCCTCACTCAAGGTTAACAAGAATTAATGTTGTACAAGGAGGATTAACTAATTCTGAATACAGCACAATTCCTGCAGGAAAAACTGCATTATTAGTAACTTGCCAAAGTGAAATTTCAACTTCTACTGCAGGTGGAGTTAAAAAGGTAGAATTGTACTATCCAATTGATGCATGGGTTGATTACTTAAATGTATTCACTTTAGATGGATTTAAATTAGATAACACTAAACATGTTCCTGATGGATCAAACCAAAGACAAAATGCTATATTAAATGGTACTCTTAACGGAACTAATCTATTTAAAGCATTAACTGATAGAGATGTTATTAACTTCCGTTATGTCGTTGATACTTTTGGAAACGGTATTGAAAGTGGATCTAAAGCAATCTATACAAACCTCTGTTCTACTAGAAAGAATGCATTTGCTATTCTGAATGCACCTTCTGCTAAGGACTTTAAGGCTAATACTGATCCTACATTCTTGGATGCTACTGGAACTCTTTCATCTAGATTTATTTCTACTGGTGGAGATCTTAGTAAAAATCCAACTGTAAGATATTCATTACCATCTCAAACACAAGGTGCGAGTTGGGGAGCATTCTATTATCCTTACATTACTGTAAGAGATCTTGGAAAGAATATCAATGTACCACCTGCTGCATATATTTCTAATAACTTTATTGCAAAATATGAAAATGCTTTACCATGGTCATTAGTTGCAGGTGTTCGTAGAGGTGTTGTTGGTGGAACTGGCGTTGTCGGCTTAGAATTAAATCTTGGAAAAGAGGACAGAGAATACTTGGAGCCATTTGGATTGAATCCGATTGTATTCCAAAGTGGAACTGGTCCAACAATCTTTGCTAACAAAACTGCACAGCAGACTACAAAATCTGCATTAAGTTCAATTAACGTTAGAGAGGTTGTAATTTACATCCAAGATGGTATTGATGCAATTCTTAAAAACTACTTGTTTGAATTTAATACAGCTCAAACAAGATTGGAAATTAAAACACTTGCTGATAACTTCTTATCAACTGTTCAGAATGATGACGGTGTATATGACTTCAGAAATATTATGGATGAAACCAATAATACACCAGAAGTTATTGATCAAAATGTTGGTATCTTAGATACCTATATTGAGCCGGTAAGAGGAATGGAAATACTCGTCCAAAGAACTACAATTCTTAAGACAGGTGCAATAAGCTCAGGTAACTTCCAATAAGAAAAGAAAGATGAATATATAAAAAAATAAGATAAGTTATGCCATTACCACATTATACACAATCAAGGGCTAGCAGTCAGAGATATGAACCTATCCAACCTAATTTATTTGAGGTGACTGTGTTTACGCCACTAGGTGATGATACTGGATTAATCTTGGAACAGGTTAAAACAATCGGAGGATTAAATAACCTTAACCCTTCTGTAGATGCAATAGGTCAGAAATATAAATTTGCTGATCGTTCGTTTGCAAGTATGCCAGGACAGACATTCATGGATCTCACTGTTAACTTCAGTTTGAACTTAAACGAAGCAAACGAAAACTACATTTACAATACCTTCCGTAACTGGTATAAATTAGTTTACGATCCATTGACTGGCGAAATGGGATTGAAGAAGGACTATGTTGGAAGTATGATTATTGTACAGTACAACAGAGCAGGTGATATTTTTAGAAAGATTACTTGTAAAGATGTATTCCCAACAGGACAACCTGATTTTGTAGATGAATTGAGTTATGAAACTCCAGATGCTGTTGATTTAACAATGACTTATCGTTGTGATCATTGGGTTGAGGAGAACGTTGGTGCTGGAACCTAATTCAAATTAAACTTATATAAAACTGGCCTTAGGGCCAGTTTTTTTGTCATTACTCTAATATATAATATAGAATACATAATCTAAAATCATGAAGATATTTAAAGTAGAAAATCAAACAGATGGGAAAGTTTATGTAGGTTATTCAGTTAATGACAATCCTAATAACTTAGGTTCTGGGAAATACATTAAGAGGGCAGTGAAGGATTTTGGTACAAAGTCTTTTACTAAAACCATTCTTGAAGAATTTGAAACAGACGAGTCATTGGGTCATATTATGGATAGGGTAGAGTTTTGGATTAAAAAATACAAAGCCGACAATCCTAAATATGGTTACAACGAAAGCGTACAGGAAATGATTCCACAAAAGAAAAGACTTACAAAAAAATTACAAGTTCTTTTAACTCCTGAAGATGAAGATAACCTTAATACTATCATCATTCAAAAATCAATGGAAACAAAAACAAAACCGATGCCAGTTTCTAGGTATGTTAGACAACTTATTGTTGAGCATATAGTAGAGGAGACATCACCAGAAAAACAATTAACAAAAAATTAAGTAAATTATGAGTAGTCACGAAGACAACATTAAAAAAGAGTTTGAAGCAGCTGAAGGTATACAAGATACTGAAGCCACTGTTAAGACTAATGAGGATGGTGTAGTTACTGAACTGGGTAAGGTTGATACCACCAGGGGTAGTGGAATTACATCACCAGACGATCCTGAAATACAGAGAATTCAAGCTTTAGCAGGTTATGTAAAATTAGATTTAGGTAACTTCCCATCAAAAGGTAAATTCTATAGAGAAGATTTTGAAATTCATATTAGAGCCGCAAGAGTTGGTGAGATTAGAGAATTCTCTACATTAGATGAAGATAATATTTTAGATGTAGATGAAAAATTAAATTCTATTCTTGTTAACTGTACTAAGATAATGTATGGTACACAAAGAGGTTCATACAGAGATGTTTTAGAAGAAGATAGAATCTTTCTAATTTTGGCAATCCGTGAATTAACATTTAAGAGCGGTGAAAATAAACTTATGATGCCAGTAGGTAAAAAGGCATGTCCAACTGGTGCATGTAAATCTCAGGATTCTGTAGAACTTAAAACTACTAATCTTCAATTCCAAGAAGGTGATGAGTTATTGGAAAAGTATTACGATTATCAGAACAAATGTTTTACTATTCCAACAAAAAACCATGGAGAGATTACATTAGCACCGCCTACAATTGGTGTTATGCGAGCAATTACATCATGGATTAGAAAACGTGAAGAAGAAGGTAAATCTTGGGATAGATCATCACTTACTATATTACCTTATGTACAAAGAGAATGGAGAGGTTTTAATGATAAAGAAATCTTTTCTGCAATAACAAATTTCCAAGGCTGGGATGCTAGTAAATTTTCAATCATTTACAGACTTGTGGAAAAAGCGAAAATTGGAGTTAAACCTGAGTTTATCTATCCATGTGAATCCTGTGGCGCGGAGGTCACAGTTCCGCTTTCCTTTCCCGGCGGCATCAAGGCTCTCTTTATTATTCAAGATATCACTTCTGAACTTCTTTAAGGTTAGGGTCTTATTATTGGAAAAGTTGCATCTCCAGCCATCTGAGCTGGATTTGCTTCCTTTCTATGAATATGAGTACACTCTTGAAATGTTTAATGACATAATGAAAGAGCGTAACGATGATGAGCGCAAGCAACAGGCGTCGTATGAGGATAAATATGATATGGGAGGTATGAAAAAACAGATGAAAAACATGTCATCATATAAAACTCCATCAATGCCGAAAATAAGCATGCCTAAGTTCTAATAAATATAGTATGGCAGCAGTAACCTTAAAAGACTTGATGAGCCCTCTATCTAAGATAGAGGCTTATTCAAAAGAAACTAGCGAAAGCGTTAAAAGAATTGAAGATTTTATCGTTAAGGGTATGGGTTCAGCAGGTAGTGCTGATGCCACATCTGCTGCTATACTTTCAGTCTCACAACAACAATTATCAGTATTACAAAATATTAGATCACTGATAGGCCAACATCTTAGTGTGGCAATGAGGCATGAAGAAAATGCTAGAACATTTGCTGGTGATAGTATAAGACAAGCGTTAAGAGATAGAATTTTAGGTAATAGAGATTCTAAAAACTTACAAATACTTGCAAAAAACGCTGCTAATAAAAGTTCAGGTAAAGATAAGACTGCTAATAAGAAGAGCAGTGGAAAGATTGATGGCAAAGCTGCTGCAGCATTAGAGGATTTAGGATACGGCGCTTTACTTACAGGTAAGGCGATGTTATTGTGGAGAATTGTTCCTAAAAAGGCTATCAAAAAATTCCTGGATTTTATAGTTAATTCATTTGAAAGATTTGAATCCTTCAATACAAAGAAAGTACAGAAAGGGGTTGATGCATTGGATTCTATGGGAGATGCTATTATAAAGTTTGCTGGAGGTTTGGCTTTAGCAACACCTCTTATCCTAATAGGTCTTGTAGGCTTACCTATTCTTATACCTACTCTGTTTATTATGGGTGGTGTCTTTTCTCTTTTTGGTAATAAAAAGTTTTCAAAGAACATTAGAAAGGGTGCTAGATCTGTTGATAGAATGGGTGATGCTATTCTTTCCTTTGGTATTGGGATGGCTGCATTTGCTCTTACTACATACTTTATCCTTAAACAGCCTGCAATTTTGCTAGGAATGGTTTTATCATTAGTACTTATAGGTGGAGCTGTTGCTTTACTAGGTACTAAAGCAATGAGTAAAAAGGTAAGGAGAGGCTCTCTTAACTTACTTATTATGGGGGCAGCCGTAGGTGTCTTTGGTATAGGGTATGGAATTTTTGCTGCCGCGTTTCCTAAGAATGTAGGTTTTACAGATGTTTTAATACAAGCTGCTGCTATAGCAGGTATAGGAATTGCTACTGCAATAGTAGGAAAATTTGGATTGACGAATATTGCATTAGGCGCATTATCATTAGCTCTTAACGGATTAGCATTGCTTGTATTTAATATGGGTTATGTTCCTTTTGCCGATGCAACTAAAGGAATGTCATTAGGGGATGTTGGAATACAAAGTGGAGTACTGATAGCAGTTGGTGGAATAATGGCATTAGCTGGGTTAGCTGTTGCGGCATCAGCAGGAACTGTATTACTAGGACCTGCTCTCTATGGTGCGGCTGGTTTGGCATTACAAGAATTAGCACCAGGGCTTAAGGCCATGAAAGATTTAGAGTACTCCGAACAGGATTCTAAAGATCTTGCAACAGTGTTAGGTGCTGTTGCTGCAGCATTTTCTGGCGTGGATCCTGAGGCAGGGTTCATGAAGAATGTTGGTAATGTATTTAGTAGAATAGGACAAAGTATTGGAGGAGGTAGTGCCGCGGCCATGTATATTAGTGCAGGTAAAGCATTACAAGAATTATCAAAAGGGTTAGCTGATTTTAAAGCAATCGGTTTTACAGAAGAGAATTCAAAAGAATTAGCAATAGCATTAGGATCTGTTAGTGGAGCATTTGCTCAGGCTGGTGGGGAACCTGCCAGTCCAGGTGGATTATTTGGTGCAATATTTGGAAATACATTTAGCCCTAATGCTACTGAGCGCGGTATTGACTCAGTAATGGATTCAGGTAAGGCTCTTATGGAAATCACTAAAGGTTTAGGTGCATTCTTAGATCTTAAAAAGAAATACAAATTAGACGGTGATGCATTTAAAGAAGGCGGTTATCTTAACACTGCTATAACTGAAACTCTAGGTTTCCTAAACTCTGCTTTTGCCGCAATCGGTACTAATGAAACGTCAGATTCTTGGGGAATATTTAGCTGGGACGAGAACAATGTTGAAAAAGGTATTGATGCAGTTAAAGGATCAGGTAAAGCACTAAAAGACATAACAGAGGGTCTTAAAGGATTTTTAGATCTTAAGAACAATTACGGGCTAACTTCTGAATCATTCATGGAAGGTGGGTTCTTATACACAGCCGTTACAGATTCATTAGGTTTTATTAGTAAGGCTTTTGCTACTATAGGTGGAGAAGAAACTGAAGATTCATGGGGTCCATTTAGATGGGATGAGAATAAGGTAGAAAAAGGTATTGATGCAGTAAGCGGTGCAGGTAAAGAACTTATGAACATTGCAGAAGGTCTTTCTAAGTTCCAAGAATTAGTTAAAGCAAAAGTTGATTTTAGTAAAGGTGGCGCATTAGAACAAGCCGTTACAAATTCATTAACTTTTGTTGGTGATGCCTTTGCCGTAATTGGTGGTAAGGAAGAAGAAGACGGATGGTTTATATTTAGTTGGGATGAAAACCTTGTTGAAAAAGGTGTTGATGCAGTTCAGGGTGCAGGAGAAGAACTTATGAACATTGCAACAGGATTAGAGACATTCCAAAAACTAATAGATCAAAAGGTAGATTGGGATAAGTTAAAAACATCAATTGTAAATTCAGTAACCTTTGTAGGAGATGCCTTTTCTGCTGTTGGTGGAATGAAAGAAACTGATAGTTCTTTCTTTGGTTTAATAACATGGGATGAGAATTTAGTAGAGGAAGGGATAGATGCCGTTAAGGGTGCTGGGGAAGAATTAATAAACATTGCAAAAGGTATTGAGGCTTTTGCAGGTATAAAGAATCCAGCTAAAGTTGCAAAAAGTATATCTTCAATATTTAATAATATCGCAGATACATTCCAAAATCTTTATAACCCTGAAGACACAAGATCAAGAATGAGTCATTTTAGAGTTTGGATAACTAATTTGACTGATGCAGCCAAAGACAATTCATTGGCAAAGGCTGCTGATGATATGCAAGAGCTTGTAAATGCTATTAATTCTACAGATATTTACAAAGCTGAAGCTTTAGGAAACTTATTTAAGGGTGCAGGTGAACTAAGTAGAAATCGTCGTGCATACAACGATTTATATAGAGCGGTTGAAGACATCCGCGATCTCTTGGCAAAATCTGGTGGCGGTGGCGGTGAAGGTGTACCTGATGGTGGCGGTGAAGGAACTCCTCCAAAAGATTCTGGAAATTCTGCTGCATTCACAAAACTTAATAGCACACTTAGCAGACTTAATTCTACAATGAGTTCTCTACCTGCAGCTATTCAATCTATTAAGATAGAAATTCCTGATTAAATCTTAAAACTAAGTCAATACTCTACTATATAAAATTAACAGAGAGTTAACGAAAATAGTATATTATGGCTAAGAGTATTGTATGGTTTGATTTGGAAACCACTGGAGTAAACACAGCAACAGATCGTATTATTGAGATTTGTATGATAAAGACCGATCTTGATGGAAATGAAACAGATAGATTTTATTCACTTGTAAATCCTGGGAGTAATGTAGAATGGCGACAAGAGGCGATTGATAAACATGGAATCACACCAGACACACTTATTGATCAACCGATGTTTGAATATATTGCGAAAGATGTTGTAGACTTTGTAGGTGATTCTGACCTTGGTGGTTATAATGCACTTTACTTTGATATCCCAATGCTTACCGAGGAACTTATGAGAGCCGGTATCGTGTTTAACCATCGCAGCCGAGCTGTTATTGATCCTTTCCTTATCTATTCAAAATATGAAAGAAGAGACTTAAGCACAGCATACACTAAATACACAGGTAAGACTTTAGAAGACGCACACCGTGCAGAGAATGATATTCGTGCAACAATGGAAATCTTCCAGGCTCAACGTGAACTCTATGATATGCCACAAACAGTTGAAGAAATTGATAAAGTAGTTAACGAATCTCGCCAGACTCAAGTTGACCTAAGCGGTAAGTTTAAATTTGCTGAAATTAACGGAAAGAAAGAAATCGTATTTAACTTTGGTAAGTGGAGTGGAAAACCATTTCGTGAAGTATATGAAGCTGATTCTCGTTACATTGAATGGATGATTGATAAAGGTGAGTTCTCAAAGGAAACCAAAATCATTGCCCGTAAACTTATGGAAAAAATGAGAGCTGAGTCCGAAGCACCATTCTAAAAATTGTTAATAACTTTTTGAAAAAAGTCTAGGAAAAATTTTCAATTCCCAACAATTTTGATTATATTTATAATATACAAATTTAAACGGAATATGAAATACCAAAACGGATACCTTCCAAAAATCGCCTACCACATGGCAACTAATAACCATGCATCGGTAGACCACTTTACTGAACGCCAAATTGCTCGCTATGGTGAACTTACCTGCGAGGATATGGTCTTCATCAGTAAGACTGTTCAATCTCTTCAACGCCAATGGGCACAAGAAGAAAAGGAATTTAACTCTCACCTTAACTACATCTAATCATGGAAAAAGGAACTATCGTAAAGTATGATGGCGGTTTCTATCGCATTACTCGTGAAACTAAAAACACAGTTAATCTAGGAGCTGTCTTCGGTAATCACATTTACTGGAAAGGAATTCCAAAGTCTGAAGTTACCGAGGCTGCTGAAGAATTCAACGAATACTGGACTAATTCTGAAACTTATATGTCAATGTAATGAAAATAGATATCTCAAAACTTAAAGAAGTTGAAAAAGCATTTGGTCAATTTGAAGTTGGCCGTATCATGGGAAATGGTAATCATAACTACTTCCGCTTCGGTTACTGGAGACCAGTAGACCTTGGAGTACTCCAGGCAATTATGGCACCGTCAATTGTGGTTGTCGAGGATGATATCTATGATGACGACTGTGGATGGAAATACTCTTATACACTTTATGAAAAATGGGAGTGGGACCAGATTCAAGAAAGACGAAAAGAACAAATGGAAAAGTGGAAATCTGAAAAGTAATCTTTCAGATTTTCTTTTTATGTTTTATAATTAATTTAAATAAAGAACTGATGAGTGTATATCAACAACTAATCCAAAATCCTCCAGAGATCAAGGTAAAGAAAAATCCACGAGAGGTAATTTTTAAAACGGTAAGCTGTATGTGTGATAACGTACATTACATTAAATTTAAGAAAAACGCTGAAGGCGACTTTAAAATGTCCGGCGGTGGATTTTCTCTTTCTAATTGGCAAATGAATCATCCACCGCATGACATTGAATGGACTGCCGATGAAGGTATGTGGAAACAAGTTGTAAGGATGATCAACACCGGTACATCAAAAATTGAATCTGTAAAAAGTAGATAATGGCTATAACGACACAACCTATGCCAGGCTCCGAAAAAATTCACATTGACTTAAAAGGACCTGATGGAAATGCATTTGCATTAATTGGCTTGGCTCAGAAATTGGCTAAGCAATTACATTACCAACCAGATGAGCGAGGCGAACTTACAACCGAAATGATGGGTGGTGATTATGATAACTTATTGGAAGTCTTTGATAAGCACTTCGGAGAATTTGTAACCTTACATAAATAAGACATGGCCGTACCAACATTAGATGAACAGATTCAAATTCAAGAAATACTTGAAGAAGCTAAAGCATACGGCCTCCGGCATGAAGTATGTGAATGGGCTGATAAGTTAATGGAAGAATCCTCGGAAATGAACATCTTGGATGCGTACACTTTAGCATATCAAGAATGGATTAAATAAATTGTAATGTCATCAAAAGAAAAAAATACAAAAGATGAATTAGACTTCAACGGTGGATGGTCCATGGGAGAAGCCGCTCATCATATTGGTAAGAAGATGACACAGCAAACTATTCCTGACAAAAGGAAATATAACCGTAAGAAAAAGCATAAGAAAAAAGATGAAGATTAGTTTAACCTCCGTTTATGCACAAGTTTATGTTTTGCCTACTATTAAGTGGACATATGATAAATACTTATATGGGCATATGAACATTGAACTTTGGTGGTGGAAATGGGGAATAGAAATAGCGTATGGAATACAAGAATAGATACAACGACATTTATACCTTTACCCTTCAAGAAGACGGTAGTATCCTATGGGAAGGTGATTTTAAATACTACCGCACAGGATGGCCTAATGTTTATAAAGAAGCCTACCAAGCATACTGTAAAGATGTAGGATCTAAAGGAGAACGCCCTATGTACATAGATTCATTTAAAGAAGCTGTTCATGAATCAGTTTATGATGAAAACGAAAGCTATGTAGGACCAGGACCTATTGCAAAAAAATACGGATCATTAGTTTATTCTGATAAAGATACTATTGATATGGTAGATCCTAGCGGCGGTCCTTACATTACTCTCCACCAAGATCTTTCATGGTTAAGCGAAGAGTTTAAAGGTCTATGTGTAGGTAGTCTTGTACCTATAGATACTGGTTTTAGGATTGGAACCTATGGCAAATATGATCACCTTGCAGATACTAAGATTATAGGTGGAATCATTAATACATCAGAATGAAAAGATTTGAATACATAAAAGCATTTAACTCGCCATTTAAGCGGCCGAAACTAAAGTGGTACTTTGGTAAGATTGCAATTGGTACTCCTTACTTTTATCCACGAAGATGGGTAAAACCAACTCAGCAAATGTTGATTGATAATGCTAAAAAAGAAATAGAGGAAAGAAAAAGATGGAATGAAGCCAACGAAAAGTACGGTAACACTCCTAAAACAATTCCATCAATCGAGGAACTATGTGAAGAGAAAAAGAATTATAAATTCCCGGTTCCTAAAAAGATAGGTTTTGATTTTGTTGGATTAGGATGGAAAACCAAATGGGCTGATATTGACTATAGGTTTGAGTGGGCTCCTCTTATCTCATTCGTATTTTTTAAATGGCAAATTGCTGTGATTATAATAGCACCAGAACAGCATCACTATTGGGAAGCATGGTTGTATTATAATAATGATACCAAAGGAACACCAAAAGAACGTATAGAACAATGTAAAGAAGGCTTTCCTCTTGACTATACTGTATCTGATGGTGAAACTAAAACAAAGGTCAATTATTACAATAAAATATTAAAGGAGAAATACTTATGATAACTGGAGAACAACCAAAGATTTTACTTACTCAAGACGAGAACGGTAATCTTAAGATGAATGATGAACAGGGTAAGCTCTTATTTGGAGATCCTGAAAAGAATTGGAAACTTGTTCGTGAACGAGATGGTCTAACTAATCAATCAGCCGAAGTGATGTGGCTTGAATGGAATGAAGAAGGAAAGTTTAAAGCCAAACACGATAAACCTGCAATTGGGCGTTCACTTATTATGTCTCCCTTTAATCAGTTCTTTACTTGGCAAACGACAGGCATTACTGAGATTGTAGAGGAAAGAGAAGACTACGTGAAATTTCATACCAAAAACTCAACATACGAATTATGGAAGCTATCTTAAAGTTTAACTTACCAGAAGATCATACTGAATTTCAATTTGCAACACAAGGTTCAAATATGTATTCAGTCCTTTGGGAAATGGATCAATGGTTAAGATCACAGTATAAATATATGTCCGATGAAGAATATAGTAAGGACAAGTATGAGACTTATGAGAAGTGTCGAGAACGGCTTAGAGAGATAATGTTTGATAATGGTATAAACTTAGACTTATGAAAAAAATGTGGAATAACATTACATGGTACTTTCGTAAGCTAAAGCGAGTATGGGATTTTTTACCTCACGTTTGGCGAGGGTACGATTTTGACTATCGCTATGCAGTTGACCTATTTTCATATCAGTTAACCAGAACAGCTGATCATCTTGAGTCCGATAGGTCTTACACTGTCAATGCGGATATGCATGCTAGAAAAATTAGGACCGCTATTGATCTTATGAAAAGGGTGTATGAAGATGAGTATGACATGGAATGGATGGATCAACTCCAAGAGATTTACGGTCCTAGTGTTTTAGATTGGTGGTTTGAAGATATGGGAAGAGGCGATGGTTCATCTTACCTAAGATATGTATATGAGAAGTGGGATAATGCCGAAGAAGTAGAAGCCAAGAAATCTGAATTGGTAAAAGCTTCACGAGAAAAACAAAAGAAGGCAGAGAGAATTCTCTGGACATACATACAACATAACATCCGCAATTGGTGGGATTAATATGATAGTAATGATACCTAAAATGAAAAAAGATTTTGAATGGCTTAGAAAAATAATTTCTAACCCAGAAAATAAAACAGTCCACTATAAATCACTAGAAAGATTAACCATCCTATTTAGTAAAAAATGGTCTCATATTAAAAAAGAACATCCAGATTTGTATTGGTCATATGTAAATTATCTTAAGCTAAAGCTTAGGTTTGAATTCCATGAAGAATAAACCTTTAAGGATTTAGCAATATAAAAATAAAAATATGGGAGTGAGTATAGAAAAGAGATATCAGAAACTTACGGATACGGAACACGTACTCCTTAGACCTGGTATGTATATAGGTTCAGTCAAACCACATACCGAGGAAGTATATCTTTTGGACCGCAGGAGTTGGAAACTTACACCAAAAGAAATTACTTATAATCCAGGTTTCTTAAAACTGTTTGATGAAATTGTATCAAACTCTGTTGATGAACATAAAAGAAATCCTAAACTTAATCAGATAAAGGTAACGGTAGATTTAGATTCTAATCGCATATCCATTTGGGATAACGGAGGTATACCTGTAGAAATTCATAAAGAGTATAATGAATGGGTACCTGAAATGATTTTTAGTAACCTTAAGACTGGGAGTAATTTTGATGATACCGAACAGAGAACAGTCGTAGGTACAAATGGTGTAGGTAGTACTCTTACTAACATTTTTAGTAAAGAGTTTAAAATTGATACTTGTGATGGTAAGAAAAGATTTACTCAAGTCTTTTCAGATAACATGGCAAAGAAAACTAAACCTAATGTTAAATCACAAAGAAAGGGCTTTACTGAAATATCTTATGTAGCAGACTTTGAAAGGTTTGGTATGAAAAAGATTGATAAGCCTTCTCTCCAAATGATTGAAAAAAGGTTATATGATATTGCTGCATGTAATCCTAAGCTAAAGATATGGTTAAATGATGAGGTTATTTCCTTTAAGTCATTTAAAGAATATTCTGAACTTTACACTACTCCAGTTTTTTATGAGCAATCAGAAAATTGGCAAATAGGTATAGGTCATAGTGAATCTGGATTTAAGGCAGTTTCTTTTGTTAATTCAGTTGAAACCAAAGATGGTGGTACACACGTAAATAACATAGTTTGGCAAATCACCCAGTATCTTAGGGAAAAGATTAAGAGAAAGTACAGGGTTGATGTTAAACCATCCGAACTTAAAAATCACTTATATCTTTTTATCAATTGTACTGTAATTAATCCAGCATTCTCTTCGCAGACTAAAGAAAAGTTAATTACTGAACCTAAAGATTTTGGATCTATACATGAACTTTCAGAAAGGACTCTAAGACAAGTTCTTAACTCTGAAATAATTCAATCTGTTTTGGATTGGATTGAAAGAAAGAAAGCCGCTGAGGAGAGAGCCAAACTTAGAAAACTAAATAAAGGATTAGATAAAAAGAAGGTCGTAAAACTTATTGATGCTAAGAAAAGCGGAGATCGTAGTAATTGTACTTTGGCAATATTTGAAGGTGATTCTGCATCTTCTGCCTTTAGGCAATATCGCAATCCTACTATGCAAGGCGCATTTCCACTTAGGGGTAAGTTTGTTAATGTAAGAGAATCCACGGCTTCAAAGGTTGTACAAAACAAAGAAGTACAATCTCTGATGGCAGCCTTAGGTCTAAAGATAGGACATGAACCAGAAGATTTAAGATATGGCAAGATCTTATTGTATACCGATGCTGATGTTGATGGTAATTCAATTTCTGCATTGTTAATAAACTTCTTAGGCAAGTATTGGCCTGAACTATTTGAACAAGGTAGAGTACTTAAAGTAGAGACACCTCTTATGGTTGCCAAGAAAGGTAACCAAACCTTAAGCTTTTATTCTGATGAAGAGTATAAGCAATGGGAATCAAAACAAAGGTCGCTATCTTCATGGAATATTGAATATAAGAAAGGTCTTGCTGCATTGGAAAATGAAGAGTATCAGGAAATAATAAGTAATCCTAAAACCTTTACACTAACTAAAGATAATAATTTTGAACATACCTTGAATGTTTGGTTTTCAAAAGATTCTGAACCAAGAAAGAAAAAGATCTTAGGAGAAGAACTTGAAGTCAAACCAAAAGGTAAATCATTGTTTTAATATGAGTAGAAGAACAGTAACAGATTTTTTTGATAAAGAGTATCTAGAATATGCTAAGTATGTTGTAGAAAACCGGGCAATTCCAAGTTGCATTGATGGGTTAAAACCTACACAAAGAAAGGTTGTCCACATTGCAAATAAAATATGGAAAAGTGGAAATGAAAAACCAATGAAGCTTTTTCAACTTGCCGGTAGAGTAGCAGCTGAAGCATATTATCATCACGGTAATACTTCATTAGAATCTGCGATGGTTGGTATGGCACAAGAGTTTAAAAATTCTTTACCTTTATTGGAAGGTATTGGCCAATTTGGATCTTTAAGATCTCCTTCTGCTGGTGCGCCACGATACATCAGTGGTAAACTCCATCCTAACTTTAGACTTCTCTATAAGGATTTTGAATTATTAGAAAATAAGATTGAAGAAGGTGAGAAAATTGAACCTGAGTATTTCCTACCTATCATACCAACAGTTATCTTAAACGGTTCTTCTGGTATTGCTGTAGGGTTTGCAACTAATATATTAAATCGAAATCCTAAGGATGTTACTGATGCATGTATCGCCGTACTAAAAGGTAAAAGACTACCTGGACTTCCACCTTGGTTAAAGGAGTTCTCAGGCACTTTTACTAGAGATACAGTTAATCCTAAAACATGGAAAATAAGTGGTGTACATGAGGTGCTAAACACCACAACAGTCAAGGTATCTGAAATACCCCCAGGATTTACTTATGAAAGGTATGAAGAACATTTAAATAATCTAATTGAAAAAAGAATCATTACAAGCTATGATGATAATTCTTCAGGAAAGGTAGAATATGTAATTAAATTCCAAAGAGCAATTCTTAAAGAATACATAACTAAAGATAAACTTGAGGCTTTACTAAAACTTAATACTCAAGAAACTGAAAACCTTACCACTATAGATGAAACCGGTAAATTAAAAATCTTTAATAAGGTAGAAGAAATTGTTAAACATTTTGTAGAAGTAAGGTTAGTATGGTATGATAAAAGAAAGGCTTATTTAATTGCAAAATTAGAAAGAGAATTACTTATCATTTCCAATAAGGCAAGATTCATTAAAGATATTATTGATGGTAAACTTAAAGTAAATAATGTACCAAAAAAGGATATTATTCTTTATTTAGAAACTGCTAATTATGATGAGGTGGATGGTTCATACAACTATCTTTTAAATATGCCTATCTATTCATTAACCAAGGAAAGGTTTAATGAATTGTTAAATCAAGAAGCAGATAAGAAAAAGGAAAAGAAAGTTATTGAAGGTACCGATCCTAAAGATATGTATCTCTCTGATTTAGAAGCATTAAAGAAAGCAATTAAGTAAACCTTTTAATAAAAAGCAATATAAAAATAAATACTATTATGCCTAAATTTAGTTTTGAAACAAAGACAGGAGTAAAGTTAACCACATGTATTTCTGAGTCTATAGAAAATGCATGGGAGTGGATAGCGAAAACTAAACAACTTACTTTAGATCAAGTAAAAGAATTGTATAACATAAAAAAGATAAATAATGATGATTGAACAAACATCCTCAGTTGACTCTTCAATGATTAATAGAGTCATTTACAATTTTCCTAATAAGACTCTTAAGATTGAGTTTAATTCAGGTGCTCTATATGAATATAATAATGTAGAACCTGATGTATATGACCAACTTTGTAAAGCAGAGTCTCAAGGAAAATTCTTTAACGAGCAAATTAAACATAACTACGAACATACACAACTCTTAATTAACTAAATTTATGGCAACAACAGCAAACGTAATGTATGATGCACTCAAAGCTCAATTTGAGGCACAGAAACAAAAAGCAATCGCAACCTTAACTGTATATCTTTCTAGCCCAGTTGGAATTGGTGAACATCCACAAATCATTGATGAGATGGAGAAATTAACTAGAAACATTGCAGATGCCGAAGGCTGTCTAGAGATTCTTGCAAAAACTTTTGAAGTGAAAGGAGAAAATGGCAATGTGGACGCAGAGTAATAGTTGGTCAGACGATTTAATCATTAATTACATTTACATAGAGAATGAATAAAGTAATTTTAGTTGGCAAGGCAGCTGCAGGTAAAGATCATATGAGAAAGATTTTATGTGGTCGTGGTTTTGAGTATGGTATATCCTATACAACAAGACCTCCTAGAGAAGGCGAATTTGATGGCAAAGATTACTTCTTTCTTAGTGAAGGTGAATTTAAGAAAAAGATTAAGGATGATTATTGGTATGAATGGATAGAATTCAATGGTTGGTATTACGGTACAAGCCATAGACAGTTTACACATTCATGTAACCTATTCATAATGACACCTAAAGGTATAAGTCATATTGATCCGGTGGACCGTAAAGAATGTACTATCATATATCTTAACATTCCTCAAGAAGTTCGAAGAAAGCGATTGGAGGAAAGGGATATGCCAGGTGATTCAATTGAACGTAGAATGGAGGCTGATGAATTAGACTTTGCTGATTTTACGGATTTTGATATTGAGATAAACAATGATAACTTTTAACATATAAAAATAAAATGAGTAAATTCATCATCATAGAAGGTACCGATAACACAGGTAAAGATACACAACAGAATCTTATTATAGAAAAACTAAACAATCTAATCTTTCATAAGGTTCATTATTCATCTCTTCCATTTAAAAATGACGTAGATAAACATACATCATATTCAAAACAGATGTACACTGATATGTTTAGAATGATGAATGAATGTAAAGATAAGGATATTAACATTATCTTTAATCGCTCTCATTTAGGTGAATCTGTTTACTCTCCACTTTACCGAGGTTACTCTGGAGATTATGTATTTGATATTGAAAAAGAATATGTAAATAAGTTAAGAGAAAATCTTTATCTTATTACACTTACTAATGATCCTCAAATCATTATGAGTAGAGATGATGGTAAATCATTTTATGGTAATGAAGAAGAAGTTAAAGCCGAGGTTGATGGATTTAATAGAGCCCACCGCTTAAGTAAGATTAAGAATAAGTTATTAGTAAACATTGGCACCATGAGTGCTGAGGATGTATCAAAAATTATTATTGATTTTCTTAGTCACGAAAATACTATCACTGGCGATCCGCGCCAATTAGAACTGTTTGGAAATGTCTAAGTGGAGAGAAGACCGTATGTATGAAGTAATGGGTCATTTAAGCTCTGATCCAGAACTTAAAGCTATATACGAAAAGGAAATAAAAAAATCTAATACAAAGTATCCAAGATCCGAGTTTTTTACTCGTATGGAAAAATGTTATGAAAAAGCTATAAAGAAACATGAGAATATACAAAGGTGAAACGTTTGCTGAGGCATATGAATTGGCATTAAATAGTGTTATTCATAACCCAGAATATACCTCATCACCAAGAGGTATGAAAATTTTTGAAGTTACCGATGCTGCATTGGTTATCGAGGATCCTACATTTTGTCTATATGAGAATGATCGTAGGAGTAGTCAATTTAAATATATTGCAGCTGAATTAGTTTGGTATTTTACAGGTCGCAAGGATGCTAACTTTATTACTCCCTATGCTAAGTTTTGGAATCAAATAGCAAACAAAGATGGCTCAGTTAACTCTGCTTATGGTAATCTTATCTTTTCTGAAAGTAATGAACATTATTACAATCAATATCAATGGGCATTAGAGTCTCTTATTAAAGATAAAGATAGTCGCCAGGCAATTTTACATTTTAATAAACCTTCGCATCAATGGAATGGTAATAAAGATTTTGTTTGTACTCTTAATGGAATATTTCAAATAAGAGATAATAAACTTAACTTTACTATTGATATGAGGTCTAATGATCTTATCTTAGGTACTCCTACTGATGTAGCATTCTTCTGTTTGCTCCAAATGCAAATGTTAGAACATTTAAGAAAGTATTATCCTGAATTAGAGTTAGGTACATATACTCATATTGCTCATTCACTTCATTTATATGAAAGACACTTTGATCTTGTAAGTGAAATGTTAATGAAATCATTTAATCCAACATCATTTCCAGAAATGAGAGAATTCCTAATTGATCCACAAGGTCAAGCATTATCAGGAATCAAAGAAATAGAAGATGAAATGATTCAATGTAACGATGTAATTAATACAAGTGAGTTTACTCCTACACCTAAAGACGATCTTTTACACCAATGGATAAGTGATGCAATTTTCCTGGATATATAAACAAATATCCAATGTTTATGAAATATCTAAAGTTATTTGAAGAATTTTCTAATGACTCTGCGCTAAAGAAAGTTTATCTCGCTACTCGTAGAGACAGTGGTCAAAGATGGTGGTCTTATAAAGGATTTGCTGGTGATAACTTTTTCATTCAAGTTACTGAAAATAACATCGATAAGATTGATATAAATCCTGACTATCCTATTCTTAATTATCATAGTTCTATCATAGATCAGCTTTTAAAGGAAAAGAGAATCAAAGAAGAAAATGTTTATAATCAATCTAAACATATTTCAAAATCTGGATCTAAAGAAGAATTTCATAAACTTGTAGGAGAAGACGAAAATATTCCTAAGACAGTATATTCTAAAAACGATGCATTAGAAAAACTCAATTTCCCAATTATTGCAAAACCCTCTAAGGGACACAGCGGAATAGGTATTCAGATTATTGATAAACCGGATTTAATGGAAGATGTAGATGAAAAGATTTTTGATACTTTTTCTGAATACGTTGATAAAGCCGAAGAGCATAGATTTATTAATTTTAAAGGTGAACCTATTTTTTGGATGGAAAGAACACCACTTAATGAAAAGGCTAAAAGTGGCAAGGGCGACGCTAAAGAAGAAATGGAGTTTGGATATGCTAAGAGAAATGTAAAAGACATTCCAAAAGACTATAAAAAAGTTTTGGAAAAGTTTTGTAAGATATATGAAGACCTTCCCTATATGTGTTTTGATATGATGAAATCAAAAGATGGTAAGGTTTATGTAATTGAGTCAAATGCACAACCAGGTGTACCTTTTGATTCTACGGTTGAGGCTTATAAAAAGATCTATGAGGATTTTTACGGTAAACCTTTAGATAAAGATAGTTTAACTAAATTAGATGAATATGCAAAAACTATGGTTGAAAAAACTCTTAAGAAAGACGGAGGCAAAAGATTTTCAATTAAATAGAAAAAATTTCATCAATAATTTTCAATTCCCAACTTTTTGTATTATATTTGTAGTATAACAGTACAAACTGTAAAGAATAGAATATGCACAAAACAACAGAATTTCCATCAGACTTTTTCATAACGTCTGATACATGGTTCGGTAGGCCACAGATTTTGCAAATAGCAAATCGCATATCATTTAAAGACATAGATGATATGAATAACCAGTTAATTAAAAACTGGAATAAGGTAGTAAAGAAAACTGACATCGTATTCCATCTAGGTAATTTCGCATGGGATCCTCAAACTGCAAGGCAGACCCTTAAAAAGCTAAAGGGCGAGATTTACTTTTTACGAGGTAATACCGACCAGGCATTATTAGATGTGGCCGATGAATTTAGCAATGTAAATATTATAGAGTCTCAAATTGCAGAATTTCCACAATACGATTCTGTTATTTGTCACTATCCATTAGAGGTATGGAACGGTAAAGATTCTGGTACAATCCACTTTCATGGCCATACCGTATTTTCTCACAAGACAGATTTATCTAAAATGAACCGTGTTAATGTATGTACGGACTTTTGGAATTATTCACCTATTAAGTATTCAACGATTAAAGATTTTATAAATGACAAAAACTAAAAAGACTTACAAAGAACTGGCATTAGAATTTAAAAAGACAAGATCTGAAAAAACTTACAATGAACTTTATCATAAGATGCGCCCTGGGCTCTGGTCTTATGTTAATAATATTGTAAAGGATCCTACTATTGCTGATGACATTGTTTCTACAACATTAACAACAGTCTATCTAAAAATAGATCAGTACAATGAAGACTATCAAATTACAACATGGGCATATCGTATTGCTTATAATGAATGTATAGGTTGGATTAGATTTAGAAACAAGAAAGTAAGTATGAATGTATTTACAGATGCTGGTGTTGAACCTCCTATGAATGATTCTTTTACCACAACCGATGGGTTTTTACCTAAGACTGATAGTGACTGGGAAGAAGAAGAATCTATATTAGATGAACAGGTTAGACTAACACATGAAGCAATAAATGCATTACCTCCTATGTATAAAAGATACATGGTAGAAAGGTTCCTTAATCATAAATCATATTCAGATATCTTAGATATTATGAAAGAGTTTGAAAAAGGAATAAATTTACAAACAGTTAAGAACCGCATATTTAGGGGAAGGAAAATAGTTAAAAAACAGCTCGAAGGGATGAAACTTTTTTCTGAAGCCTAAATACATAATAAACAGATAACTATGTACGCAAAAAAGCTATTAAGAGAAATTAACATTTGGCGAAAAATAAGAAACATTGCCAAAGAAAATGAAGAAGAACTAAATAAAAAAGGATTTAGGGTTGACTGGGTTGGTAGAATTTACACAGTCATTAATCTCCCTGAGGAAGTTGCAACTGCGCCAATTTCACAAGAAGGATATGTTTTAATGAAACTAAGAGAGCATGATCAATTCTTATTGCAAATGGGTATTGCAGATTATGTATCACCAGAATTTAATAGAATTGAAGGTACCGACTCCTTTTTACTAGTCTTGTCACCAGATAGAGATCAACTTAGGTTATGGCCTTTTACAAAATCTGTATTTAGGACATCTCTTATTCTTTTAGGTCTAAGATTACTTTATGTTGTAATTTCTAATAACCAGGAAAAAATTGCTGAGGTATGGAACAAACTGACGAATCTGATATTTTAAGAAGTCAAATTGACAAAATTGAAAAAGAAGTTAAAGTCCTTGAAAAAGAAAAAGAGGCAATACAAACTGAATGTAAACATAAGGGAGAAACTTATGTAGCATTTGATGAAACTAATTCTATGAAAAAATACTGCTCCACTTGTAGAAGGGAACTAGGATATCCTTCAAAAGAAGAGCAAGATAAATTCTTAGGTAATATAAAAGAAAATGGCAACAGCTGAATCATTAGCAACAACTGAAACAATAAACGGTAAAAGATACTACAATGTAGGTGAAGGTAAAAAATATCCATCAGTTACAACAATCTTAGGGGCCATGACTGATAAGTCTGGTTTAGATAAGTGGAGAAAAAGAGTAGGAGACAAAGAAGCTGATAGAATTTCAAAATTCTCTGCAAACCGAGGTACGGTTATGCATCAACTCAATGAATACTTTTTAGGATCTGAAAAAGAGAGTACTCGTGAAAGATTACTCGAAGCACAAAAACTTATCATTCCTTTTGCCGAGGAAAACGGCTTTACTGAAGAAGAAGTAAATGTAGGGCGAAAGCTTTTCTTTAATTTCTATAATAATGATTGCTTTAACAGGATATCTAAAGTAGTATCTATTGAAGACACTCTATACTCACCTGTAATGGGAGGATACGCAGGTAGAGTAGATATTATTTATGAGAATAATAAAGCTCATTTAATCGTCTTAGATTTTAAATCATCTAAGAAACCTAAGAAAGAAGAGTGGATTGAAAACTACAAATTACAAATTGCTGCATACTCTTTAGCATACTGGGAAATGAACGGTGTAAAACCACAGGGCGGAGAAATTTGGATAAGTAATGAAGCCGATGGGTTTCCACAAATATTTGAAATGTCCTTTGAAGACATTACTTTTTACGGAAAGAAGTTTTTAGAAATGGTAAAAGCGTTTCACGAAAAGCATCCATTACCTGAGAATATATAAAAAAATAAGTTTATCCATGTCAATAAAATCATTTAAAGATTTTGTAAATGAAGGCTTAGGTCAAGTAAGACATAAGAAAGTAAATCATGTAGAAGATATTGATACCAAAGACGGTAACAATAAAGAAGCTGAGAAAAAAGCCGAGGAGTACATGGATAAAGTAGCAGAGGAATGTCCTAGATGTGGTGAGCACCCTGATGATTGTAAATGTGAAGAGCAAGATCCATGGTCAACTCAAAACTATCATAGAGTTCCTAAAGGAGAAGAAAAGAAATCAAAACCAAAACAAGAATTTAAAAAATAAGATATGAACAAGTTTAACAAATTTTTTGCAGATCATGGTATTAAGTTAGTTGTAGTATTATTGGTACTAAGCTACTTTAAATCATGCAGTATAGATTCTGAAGTTGAAAGAATCAAAAAAGAGCAGAGAGTATTAACCGAAGAAATTGATACACTGGCATCTGAATTAGTTAATGAAACAGAAATGATTGAGTTAATTAAAACAGTACCTGCTTGGAAAACTTTAAGAATTGAAGAGATCTCAGATAAGGAAAGAATTTCTATCAATGCTTTAGAGGAAAAAGAAGACTAATGAATGGCTAATATCATACCAGGAGTACCTACACCTAGTGATCCGCAATGTGCATTAACTTACTGCGGTAGAATCATTGCACAAGTAGATTGTATTAAATGGATAATGCAAGGTACTACTGCATGCATTGATATTCAGCTATTTGGCTCTGATGAATTACCACTTAACCTAGATAATTTTTGTGATATTCATTTACAGCTAACAAACGAATTAGATTGTGTCGTAGCAAACTTTTGGTGGCCTGATATTCCTTCAGGCAGTAAAGGTTTTTACATAGACATATTGCAATTCACCGATACATCTGGTAAAATTCATAATGAAGGATTAATCAGAATATGTTTATCAGCCGATTGTACAAAAGTATCACCAGGTAATGTATTTGCAGAAATCTTATTAACAGAGTGTTCTGGAAATACAGGAGAGACTGGAGTAACCGGTGTAGGTCCAACTGGTGCATTTCCAACCGGTACAGCAGAGGTATTTGGGATACCTTGTTTGTGGGTGGCCACTATTCTTGAATCTAAAATCTATAAAAATGGTGGAGATTCAGGTTGTGGAAGCAGTGGATTTGTGACGGGGGTTGTATAAATAAATTGAAATATGAAAAATAAATTAGTTCATTATTTTATTATTGGAATATTCTGTAGCTTATACTTTTTAGTAGCTACAATATCAATGATTAATTCTGTAGCCTTTTTTGATTTAACTCACGAAGGTATTATGAACTGGGCTTTGGCTATAGGATTTGAATTAGGCGCAGCTGCATCTCTTGCTGCAATAATCATTTTAGATAAGACAAATAAGACAATGGTTTGGAGTTTATTTTTACTTCTTACCGGATTCCAAATGATGGCAAATTCATTCCATGCATTTGTAAACTTAGAAAATTATATGCCTTGGATAGAGCTCTTTGGATTAGAAGAAGAGGAGCCTATTTTCCAAAAAAGAATACTCTCTATTGTTAGTGGAGCTGTACTACCTTTAGTGGCTTTAGGATTTATTAAGTCATTAGTGGATTACATTAGACCTAACGATGAGATAACCGTAACTTCGGAAAATGCAACCGAAGAGATCAATGATCAACCATTAGAACAATTGGAAAAAGTGGAGAATGAATCATCCAATGAAGTTGTGGAATCCGATCATAATGTATTACCTACTGTAGATGAAGCAGTTATTGATAACTCTAGAGTAAGTAAGACTAATGTCCATTATGTTGAGGAAGTCCCTAAGAAGAAAGATGATTATTCTGCAGTAGAGCCAGTTGGAACTGAGCGAAAGCATTACATTTCAAAACCTTAAGAATAAAGATTCTTTAGGCAAAAAAAAATTCTTCGCAATGCCAGCTAGAACCTACGAGGACGAAGTCTTTCGTCAAAAAAGAATTATCAAAAACCCTATTACTTTTAAAATACCTCTTAATGAAGAGCAAAAGATTGCCAAACAACAAATATTAGATAACACCATCTCGGTATTAGCCGGAAAAGCAGGCAGTGGTAAAACATTATTGGCATGTCAAGTTGCATTAGATGGTCTCTTTAGAAGGCACTATGAAAAAATCATAATTACTAGACCTACCGTATCAAAAGAAGAGATCGGTTTTTTACCAGGAGATCTTCACCAAAAGATGGATCCTTGGGTACAACCAATTTATCAGAATATGTATTCCTTATACGGTAAAGAAAAGATTGATCCTTATATCAAAGAAGGTAAAATTGAAATTGTACCTGTAGCATTTATGAGAGGGCGAACATTTTTAGATAGTTGCATCATAGTTGATGAAGCACAGAATGTTACAATGACACAGATGGAAATGATTGCCACAAGAATAGGACTAAGATCTAAAATGATAGTGTGTGGAGATGATGCACAAGTAGATCTTAAAAATAGAAAAGACTCAGGTTTTAGATTCTTATATGACCTAGGTGGTAAAGTAAAGAATCTTGTGTCAATAACATTACTCAAAAATCATAGAGATCCTATCGTAGATGAACTTATTGATATGTATATAGAAGAAAACGCAAAGAGAAATGGCCGTGAATCTAATAAATAGATTAAATATGTAGCTATTATGGAAATTAAAGAGCCAGAAGATATTTTTGAGCTCGAGGAATTTAAAAAGCTACCTTTTTGGAGACGAGTATGGATCCGTTTAAAGGTAGCTTTTTTTATCTCAATCTCAATGCACTAAAAAAGATAATGATATGAAAAAGTGGACATCAGTAAGAGCAGTATATCTGCTTATGTCAGTTGTGTTAGCAACTGGTTTAATTTTGGAAAGCTGGGGAGTTATTCTTTTTGTAATAGTTATGTTACAAATTGGTACCTGGACTAAGTTTTGCCCAAGTAAATGGTTGTTTGAAAAACTAGGACTAAAAAAGAGCGAACTCTAATGGGGGCATTGGCAGGCATATCAAAAGGTAGCAGGATATCTTTACTTATTGCAGGTTTAATTATGCTTACATTCTTTGTAGTACAAACCTGTATAGTTTTTGGTATTTGCGAAGCATCATACGAATTGGCTGAATTCGGTTATGGGTGTGTCATTGCCTTTATGCCACCGTTTTTCATTGTTATTAGAGAATTTCTTAAACAAAAAGCATTCATAATTAAAGACCTTGATAAGAAAAACATTTATCTTGAGCACGCTGCAAAAATTATTAGACATGATATGCATAGTGGAATTAATACTTATTTACCTAGAGGTATTAAATCATTAAAGAGAAGACTGGATAATGATCAAATAAAAGAACTAAAAATCCATTCACCTCTTAGGCTTATTGAGGATGGACTCCACCATGCACAAAAAGTTTATTCAGGCGTATATGAATTCACCAACCTAGTAAAGCAAAATGCTCAAATGTCAATGGGGGCGGTAAATATTAAAGAAATTCTAAATGACTATCTAAAGCTAACTGCATATAAGAACCAGGTTATTATCAATGATAATCTTAATACCGAATTAGAGTTAAATGAACCTTTGTTTTGTACAGCACTGGATAATTTAATTAGAAATGGTTTAAAGTATAATGACAGCCCAACAAAATATGTAAAGATATATCTTGAAGATAACTTTATCTGTGTTGAGGATAATGGTAGAGGTATGACACCTGAAGAATTTATTGAATTGTCTAAACCTTATACCAGAAAAAGCGACCAAAAAGAAGAAGGTACAGGACTAGGATTAAATATATGTATAGCAATATTAAAAGAACACGGGTTTAAAATAACCTGCGAAAAATTAGAAAAAGGATCAAAACTAAAAATAAAACTTACTGATGATTGATACATTAATGCTTATTGATGATGAGAACTTATTCCACTTGGTATTTGAAGATGCATGTTCACTTTTGGACATGGCTCTTTCAATAGAAGCTTTGGACAGTTCAGACGAGGCGGACAAGCTCTTTAAAAAATGGTTCCCTGATGACCCAGATCACGAAAGACCTGAATGTGTATTTGTTGATCTTAATATTATTGGATCTTCATTTGATGGAATTGAGATGATTAGAAAAATTAACCATGAATATGGAAACGGTTGTGTGATTGGAATCATCTCATCCTCACAAGACAAGACTGAAATAGAAAAGGCTAAAGCTGTCGGTGCCCAGTTTTGGATAATTAAATCAGATGACATTGAACCTAGATTGGAAGAGTTTAAGAAAGACTATGAAGGGTACAAGAGCCATACTGCACCTTTTAAGATATATAAATAAATCTATATGGAGTTAGGAAAAGAAATAGAAAGCCTCTTTATCTCTCTTGTTAAGAGCAAAAAGATCTATCTTGAGGGTAACATTCTAAAAATACTTAAGTCTTCTAATTCCGAATTCAAAGAATATCTTAAGATTGCAAAACAAAAAGATACTACTGCTAGGAGAAAAAGATTACAGATAACCAAGCAAGTCCAAGAACAGAATAAACAACTTGAGGCAGCTGCTGTTGAAAATGAAAGAATAAACAAACAACTATCAAAAGCGTTAGATGAAGCAAGCACTGCGGCCGAAGAAGCTCGTGTTGCTGAAAAGGAAGCTGTGGTTGCTAGAGCAGAAGCTGAAAAGGCAATGGAAACTGCATTAGGTGATTTAGATTTAATGCAAAAGAAATCTCAATTTGAATTAATAGGTACAATTGTAAAGGTTGCTCTCTTTGTTATAATAGGTGTAGGTATACTTACAACAGTTATGTATGGTTTAGCTATCATAAACGATAAGGAAACGCAGATCATTGGATCCACATGGTCTAATATGTTTGGTATACTTCTTACTAATGCATTCTCTATCGTTGGAACAATTATGGGTGTTAAGTATGCATCTGAAAAAAATAACGAATAATTATGTTACTTAAAAAAGATCACCAAATAAATAAACAAATAAATATTAGGATATGATTTTAAAACAAGGATCTCATGGAATAGAAGTTAAAGAAATACAAAAGTTTTTAGGTATCTATGCAGATGGTATATTTGGTCCGAAGACACATAACAAAGTTTGTGAATGGCAACATGAAAACCAATTGGTGGTTGATGGTATTGTTGGCCCTGCCACTTGGAATGCTATGGGTCTTGCTAGTACTGATAATTCGGAACTTACTGAATCGTTGGAAAATGGATTAGTAATTCATAAACATTATTTACCAGAAGATGAGTATATGACAGGAAGTAAACCTGAATATGTATTTTTTCATCACACTGCAGGTTGGCATAATCCATACAAAACAATTGAGCATTGGGCAGGTGATAGCAGAGGAAAGGTTGCTACAGAATTTGTTTTAGGTGGTCAATCTGTTAGAGGAAATGATGATCGTTATGATGGTGTTCTAGTACAATGTATGCCGCAAGGCGGTTGGGGTTGGCACTTAGGAACTGGAAGAAGTCACATGCATAAAAACTCTGTTGGTATTGAAGTAAATAATTTTGGATGGGTGAAAGATGGAAAAACATATGCAGGTACAAGAGTTGATTCTAGCCAAATAGTTGTTTTATCTAAACCTTTTAGAGGTTATTCTACATGGCACCGTTATTCTGATAAGCAAATTGAAGTTCTAAGAGATTGGGCACTTTGGGTTGGTGAAAGGGATAACATTGATGTAAGAGCTGGTCTCCCTGCTCTTATTAAAGAAAAGGGTGCTGATGCCTTTGAATTTAACCAAGAAGTTTTGGAAGGAAAACATAAAGGGTTATGGACTCACACCAATGTTCGTAAAACTAAAGTGGATATGTTCCCACAACCTGAATTAATGGATATGTTAACTAGTCTATAATGGAAAAGTATATTTACAGAGCAAAATTGGATCGTGTAATTGATGGTGATACTGTTGATGCAATGATTGATGTTGGGTTTGATATTTGGATTAAGAGAAGAATAAGATTCAAAGGAATGAATGCATGGGAAAGCCGTACACGAAACCTTGAAGAAAAAGCTTTAGGGCTAGCAGCAAAAGCTAGGGTTAAAGAACTCTTAACTGAGGTTAGTTCAAAACCAGGATTCTTTAGAATTAAATCATACGGAGAAGGTAAATACGGTAGGGTACTAGCTGAGCTATTCATTATGGATAAAGATGGGAATGTTGTAAATGTAAACCAAACTCTTATTACTGAAGGTCATGCTCATGAATATGATGGTGGCAAAAGAAAAGAGTTTAAATGACAGTATGACACTAAGTTAAAGTAAACCATGACAAGTTTTGTAGAAACCGTGCTAAAATTAACTTTGGCACGGTTTTTTCAGTATATTAAACAAATAGGGGAAACCCTAAAATGTTTAACTTAAAAAAATTTAAATTATGTTTTTAACAACAAAACCTTTCAAATCAATTTTTGACGATTCAATTTGGGATGAATTGGATAACGTAACAACAACTTTTAAGGGATACCATTCAGAAAAAACTGATGATGGTTATCTTTTGGAAATGTCTGTGCCTGGTTTAGGTAAGAAGGACCTTTCAGTAAAAATAGTAAAAGGGCGTCTTAACATTAAAACAGATGTAGAAACTAAGTGGCTTACACCCTTTGATAAAACCTTCATCTTACCGGAAGAATCCGATACAAAGAAGATTAAAGCAACTGTTGAAAATGGTGTTCTTACTGTAAACATTCCAACTAGGGAAGATGCCGAAAAAATTGTTGAAGTACTCTGAAACTAAATCTAAGAAATTGTATATAATAATAAAATCGATTTAAATCATGAGTACTGAAAACAAAACAGAAGAAATGAATCAAGGACAAGCAGTAAACGTTCTTATTCAAGCTGCAAGAATTGCACAAGCAAAAGGAGCATTTACACTGGAGGATGCTGAATTAGTATCAAAGGCTATTAAAGTTTTTGTACCACCAACAGAAGAAACTGAAACTGAAGCAGACCCTGTGGTTAATGAAGAAGCTGCAACCGAACCTGTGATTGCAAAAGTTTAATTAGACTTACTTCTTAGATTATTAAGGGGAGGGGAAGCCCTCCCCTTTTTTAGTCGTATAAATAAAATAAATACCTACAGGTGAGAAAGAGAAGAATCCCTAAAATTTTAATTAAACCTAGAGAAGTTGAAAAAACATCTGGTGTTAGTAGGCAACCAAAGAAAACTATTAGGCCTATTAAATCTAGGGTACAGAATGTAAAACCTATCACAGATAAGTTTACTAAATTTATCTTACCTAAAAGAAATTCTAATAGACTGTTCATTATTGCAGGTGGCCCTTCAATTAAAACTTTAGACTTATCTCTTCTTAAAGACGAGGATACTCTTTGCGTTAATGCTGCTGTTGAGGTTGTTCCTAATCCTACTCACTTTGTAACTTTAGACTATAGTTACTTATCCAAAGGTGTTAGCACTATAGATTCAATTAATCGTAAAATTACCGGTGAAAGCTTTTTTATTCTTAAAGAAAATAATCCTAACCTTAAAGAAATAGATGGAATTGTTACTGATACTCGTCATAATTTTAAATACGAGCATTTAAATAAGTTTACTAAAGTCATAACATCAAAAGTTGATACTGATCCTATAGGATTTGGAAAAAATATAGACTCTTTCATCAACGGTAACAATAGTGGATTTTCTGCAATTCAATTAGGTTTACTATTAGGCTATGAAGAAGTCTATTTAATTGGATTTGATTTAGGTTTAGGAAAAGGTGGAGAATCTCATTTTCATTCATGGTACGGTGATAAGAGTAATCTTAAGTCCAAAATAGTAGACTATAAAAATGTTCTTATGTCTGCTATGCGACTATATTCTATCAATAAGAGAAAGCCTATCATAAAAACTATTACATCATCTCCACTTGAAACTTATATTCCACAAATAAATTTAAGAAAGGTTATGGAAATACCAAGGAAAGAAACTAAAAGTAAATCTAACTTTATTATAGTAGCATATTACACAATAAATACTCCTTATGAACAAGAAGCAAATAAACTAAAAGCTTCATTAGATAAACTTAAAGTGTCTTATGATATTGTAGGTGTAGAGAATTTAGGTAATTGGCAAGCAAATACCAGATTTAAAGCTAGATTTATGCAGGATATGCTAGATAAACATAAAGGTAAAAATCTTGTATATGTTGATAGTGATGCAGTAATACACCAATACCCAATCCTTTTTGATAATTATCCGTATGATATTGCTGTTAGGTGGCAAGATTTTAGATGGAGAAAAAATGAATGTTTGAGTGGAACTATATTTATGGCAAACAATCAAGCAACTAGAGAACTGTGTAAAAGATGGGAAGGTGTTAATGTTTCCGAAGGGCCAGGTGCAAAAACGTTTGAACAGTGGAATCTAGGTAAGGTTATTGAAGATATGCGGAGAGAAGGAAAGGTTAAAGACGGTAACCTTCCACCAGAATACACTATGATATTTGATAGCATGAGAGCTATGTATCCTAACATTAACCCGGTTATTGAACATTTTCAAGCAAGTAGAAAACTAAGAAATAAAGTATAAATATGAAACTAAATGATTATTTTGATCAGATTATATGTATTAATTTAGATCGGAGAAAAGATAGGTGGGAAGAATCTCAATTACAATTTTCTAAGCATAATATTAAAGTAAAAAGATATAGTGCAGTTGATGGTAATCCAATGGGTTGGGATAGTGAAAATTTCGCAGGAAAGAGAACCTCATTGAATGGAGCTATGGGTTGTATAGCAAGTCACACTGAAGTATATCAATTAGCAAAAGAAAACGGTTGGAAGAATGTTTTAATTATTGAAGATGATTGTGATTTTATTGAAAATTTAAATGAAATATTTGAAAAATCAATAGAAACACTACCTGATGACTGGGATTTATTATATTTTGGAGGAGTGCATGAAACTAAAAACGGTAAATTTATTCCTGAAAAATTTAATGAATATTTTGTAAAAGCAAAAAGAATTATAACTACTACGTGTTATGCAGTAAATAATACTGTTTATGATGTGATACTAGATACTGTATTAAAAAATAAACCATACTTTGATTGCCCGATTGATACGTATCTAGGTGCTTATATACAACCGAATATTACTACATATGCATATCACCTCCCCATTGCATGGCAAAGAGCTAGTCATAGTGATATTCAAAATGCACATCGAGATTATTCTAATATGATGAAAAAAGATAACATCAAATGATATCATGTAGACTAAAAGGAGGTATTGGAAATATGATGTTTCAGATTGCTTTTATTGAGTATGAAGGTAAAATGAATAGATTTGAAACAGGATATTGGAATGTTGACTCTCAGATTAAAAAATTAAATAATGATTCAGTCCATAATCCTCCTCTTAAGCATGCAGAAGAATACTTAGAAATGTTTCATAATTTTAAGTGGCATAAAATTAATAAACCACCTATTTGCAAAGTTAATGTTCCCTTCCATTGGGAACCTTTTAAAATAACCGATAATACTTTATATGATGGGTTTTTTCAATCAGAAAAATATTTTCCTAATAGAAGTTTCATTTTAGAATTATTTAAACCTTCTGATTTTGTAAATCAACGATTGGAAAAATATAAAGAAATTCTAAACGGTGTAACTTGCTCTATACATGTAAGACGAGGGGATTATTTAAATTACGGTTTACATGCTATAAGAGAAATGGATTATTTTAATAAAGGAATGGGTATTGTAGGTGATGTGGATAAGTATTTAATCTTTAGTGATGACATAAAATGGTGTAAGGAAAATTTTGTTGGAGATAAATTTCATTTCATAGAAAATGAAAAAGATTATGTAGAATTATTTTTACAGTCTAAATGTACTCATAATATCATAAGCAGTTCTTCATTTTCATGGTGGGGTGCATATCTTAATACTAATTCTAATAAAAGGGTTGTTGGCCCTAAGCAATGGTTTACTTACGAAAAGAAAAATGATATAATACCTGACTCATGGATAACTATATAGCAACAAATACAAATTAAAAATATACAATAATGAACAAAGAAGCACTAAAAAGATGGTATGAAGAACGTGGCGATTACACTCATAATTTAAATTGCAATTTATCTGAAGATTCAATAGTTTTTGACGTAGGCGGATATGCTGGCGGGTGGGCAGAACAAATCTATGATAAGTATAATTGTACAATTTATGTCTTTGAACCAGTTAAACATTTTTACAATATTATTAAAGAAAAGTTTAAAAATAACGATAAGATAAAGGTATTTAACATAGGCTTAGGTACAAAAAGTTATATAACGGATATAGCATTATGTAATGATGGCAGTTCTATTCATAGAGACAGTAGTGATCCATTAATCTCAGGTAATCTTAATACTGAATCCGTTGAAATAGTAAACATTAGTGAATTTATGCATACTCATAATGTATTATCTGTTGATCTTCTTAAGCTAAATATTGAAGGAGAAGAATTTCCATTACTGGAATATTTAATAGAAAAAAATGAATTAAGTAAGTTTTCTAATATAAAGATACAATTTCATTCATTTATGGAAAATTCAGTTGAAAGAAAACAGAAGATACGAGAAGCTTTATCCGAATCTTTTAACCTAGAATACGATTTTGAATTTGTGTGGGAAGGGTGGAAACAAAAAGAAAAATAAACATATAATAAAATATGGAAACTATTTATTCAAAGATTAATCCTGATAAACTTTTACATTTAATCCAAAGATTAGATAAGATATCTGAGCCTAGAAAGGATCTTATTCCTGAAGAACATTTTATACAATGTTCTACACTTAAGATGGAAAAGGGAAAAACGTTTAAGCCACATAAGCATATTTGGAAAAATAGAACTAGAGATGTTATTGCTCAAGAATCATGGATAGTTATAAAAGGTTCAGTGAAATGTTATTTTTATGATCTTGACGATAATCTTATAGCAACACCTATCTTATATCCAGGTGATGCCTCGTTTACTTTAGAAGGTGGACATACATATGAAATTTTAGAAGATGATACTATCGTCTATGAATACAAAACAGGACCTTATGAAGGGCAGAAATTGGATAAAACATTTTTAGATGAATAAAATAGTATTTAGAAAAGTAGAAAGAAAAGATTTAGAAAAAGTTTTTCTTTTATTACAGCAACTAACAGAAATAGATTATTCAGATAGGAATTTAGGAGAGTGTTGGAATAAATTCATTTCTAATACATCAGCTAATTCTATAGTAGGATTATATGAAGATGAGATTGTGGCTTATGGTAGTGTTGTTATAGAAAACAAGATTAGAGGTGAATCTGCCGGTCATATTGAAGATATAGTCGTAGATAAGAAAATAAGAGGGAAGAACGTAGGTGTAAGACTTATCGAAGAATTAGTTAAAATTGCAAAATCCAAAGACTGTTACAGAATAACATTATTTTGTAAAGAAGAACTTATTGGATTTTATTCCAAGAACGAATTTGCGGTTAATAATATTGCAATGAAACGATTCTTATAATAAACAATCTCCTATTATTACATATAATAATAAATAGTAAAGTTATCTATGAGTTTTGAAGTAGTAACCAAATTTGAAAAAAAGGTAGCCGAGTTTTTTGGTTCTCCTTATGCAATCGCAGTAGATGCATGTACCCATGGTATTGAACTTTGTTTAAGATACCAAAACATTGGAACTATTTCAGTTCCAAAAAGAACCTATCTCTCTGTACCTTTTCTTGCAAATAAATTAAAGATAGCTCTTGAGTGGAGAGATGAAGACTGGCAAGACTATTATAAAGTTAACGATAATTTCAAACCTATTTATGATGCAGCAGTTTTGTGGAAAAAGAATAGTTATATCCCAGGCTCTTTTATGTGCATAAGTTTCCAATATCAAAAACATTTAAGTTTAGGTAGAGGTGGAATTATTTTATGTGATAATAAAGAAGATGCAATTAATCTAAAGAAAATGTCCTATGACGGTCGCTTACCTAATATTCCATGGAGAGACCAAGATATTGATACTTATGGGTGTCATTATTATATGACACCTGAAACTGCTCAATTAGGATTAGATAAATTAGATGATGCTATAAAAACCGAACCTAAGAAATGGTTGATTACCGATTGGCCAGATTTAACAAAAATGAAAGTATTTAATAAACCTAGCGGAGTTGATCCGTATTTACAAACAAGATAAACAATATGAAAAAAGCATTTATTACTGGAATTAACGGTCAAGATGGATCGTACTTAGCTGAATACCTTTTAGAATTAGGTTATGAAGTACATGGTATGGTTAGGAGAAATTCAACTGCAGAAAATCAATCCGCCCGTCTAAACAAAGCATATAGAGCAGGTAACCTTCATACTCATTACGGTGATCTTACAGACCAAGGAAGTATTGAAAGGCTCTTAAGTGAAATTCGACCTGATGAAATCTATAACATAGCTGCACAGTCTCATGTTAGGATTAGCTTTGATGTACCTCAATATACAGTACAGACTAATGCACTAGGTGTTCTAAATATTTTAGAAGCCTATCGTAGGACTTGCCCTAATGCAAAATTCTATCAAGCAAGTTCTTCTGAAATGTTTGGATTAACTGTTGAAGAAGATGGTTTTCAAAGAGAGACTAGTGTTATGAATCCTGTTTCACCTTATGGGTGTTCAAAAGTATTTGGGTATAATATTGTTAGACATTATCGAAGAGCACACGGACTACATGCAGTCAATGGAATTTTATTTAACCATGAGTCCCCAAGAAGAGGAAGTAATTTTGTAACTAATAAAGTTGTTAAAGCTGCATGCTCCATAAAATTAGGTTTACAAGACAAATTAGAATTGGGTAATATGGATTCTTACCGCGATTGGGGTCATTCTAAAGATTATGTAAAAGCCATGCATGCAATAATGAATCATGAAGAAGCAGATGACTTTGTGGTATCAACAATGGAAACCCATTCAGTTCGTGAGATGTGTGATATTGTATTTACTCACTTAGGATTGGATTATAAAGATTATGTTGTACAAAATCCTAAATTTTTAAGACCTGAAGAATTACCTTATCTTAAGGGTGACTCTACTAAGATTAGAGAAACTTTAGGATGGAAACCAGAATATACATTTGAATCAATGTTACATGAAATGTGTGATCATTGGATGGATGTTTTACAAGGAAAGGTATCCGAGAGATAATGTTGCCTGCCTATTTAAAAAATAAAAACACATAAAAGAAATGTATAACTTTAAATATCTTACTGAAAAAATTGCTAATGCAGAAATAAGAAAATTTCCATTTGATCATATATACATAGAAAACTTTTTTTCAAATGAACATTTTGAAGAGTTGGTTAAATGCTCACAAATTGATTTAAAGGAATCTAAAGATGATAGAGATCTTATTGATAGGATATTATCATCAGGGTATAAAATAATATCTTTCCCAGGTTGCATTACAAATAAAGAAGAATATTTAAAATGGCACAAGGATAAAAAGGTATCTCATTTACAGAGTACAAGCAATGAAGGTTTTGGAATGGTTTTTAGACTTACTACATTTCAACACCCTTTACTTTCTTCAATAAATGAATATCTAATAGGGCCTGAATTTAATCAAATTATTGCAGATAAATTTAAGATCGATATTAATCTATGTAATGCAGATGCAGGTATTCAAAAATATTTAGATGGTTATGAAATAAGCCCTCATCCAGATATAAGAAAAAAGGCCACCACTTTTATGGTTAATATAAACCCAGGTGAAGAAACTGAACTGATAGATTATCATACACACTATATGAAGTTTGTAAATGACTTTAAATATGTTGAAGAATTCTGGAAAAACAATAAAGAGGTTGATAGATGTTGGGTTCCTTGGAATTGGTGTGAAACTGTTTTTAGGCAAACTGAAAATAATTCTATTGTAATATTTTCGCCTAGCGACTCCACATTACATGCAGTTAAAGCTACATATAATCATTTACTTACACAACGGACACAATTATACGGTAATTTATGGTATAAAGAATCATTAACCAAATCCACACCTAAGTGGGAATATTTTAATGAAATTAAAAACAATAATAAATGATAGAATATTCAAAAAGACATTATAGTGGATATCTTGGTCAGAAAAGTAGAGAAGAATGAGTAAAGTAATTGCAATTATCCCAGCCAGGTGGGGTTCAACTAGACTTCCTGGAAAACCTCTCGCTGATATTAATGGTAAGCCTATGATTCAATGGGTATGGGAAGCTGTTAAAAAATCAGATGTTGATGAAGTTCTTATAGCAACCGATGACGAAAGAATCTTTAATGCTGTTAAGGAATTTGATGGTAATGTTTTAATGACCAGTAGTAAGCATCAGACTGGAACCGATAGAGTATTAGAGGCCTACGAAATGTTTAAGGATAGATATGATTATGTCATTAACGTCCAGGGCGATGAACCTGTGATTAACCAAGATGATCTTAATGGATTAATAAACACTCTTAAGAATGATAGGCGGTGTATATCAACGCTAGTAGGTTTTCTTACTAAAGAGCAAATGAAAGATCGTAGTACAGTTAAAGCATTCATTGAAGATGGCAATATAAAGGCATTTACTCGTAGCCCTATATTTATGACCAGTAATTACATAAGACGGCATATTGGCATCTATGGATTCAGTAAACAAATAGCAGAGAAGATTGATAAGAGTGTTATGATAGAAACCA